ATGTCTGTTTCCATCGATAAAGTCTTCGTTAAACAATTCGAAGCAGATGTTCATTTGGCATATCAGCAAATGGGCACAAAACTGCGTGCGACCGTGCGCAGCAAATCCGGGGTCGTCGGCACGTCCACCACGTTTCAAAAGGTTGGCCGTGGCATCGCCAGCACAAAATCACGTCATGGCATTGTTCCGGTTATGAATTTGAACCATGAACCGGTCGAATGCATTTTGCAGGATTATTATGCCGGTGATTGGGTTGATGCATTGGATGAATTGAAAACCAATGTTGATGAACGTCGCGTTGTCGCGTCGGCGGGTGCATATGCATTGGGCCGCAAAACCGATGAACTGATTGTCGACGCCATGGCGGGCGCAACCACATCGGTTGGTGATTACACCAAAGAATTCAGCAAGGATTTCATCCTGAACGCCGTGGAAATTTTGAATGAAAATGATGTGCCGGATGACGGTCGTCGTTTTGCGGTTGTTGGTGTGCATCAGTGGAACAAATTATTGGCCATGGACGAATTCGTTTCGGCGGATTACGTCGGCGACACACCGTTGACGTCGGGATTTGATGCGCGCAAATGGTTGGGCATCACATGGGTGCTGTATAACGGGTTACCGTTGTCGGGCACGGGTCGTGATTGCTTTATATATCATGCGTCGGCCATCGGCCATGCATCGGGCCAGGATGTCAAAACTGATATTTCATGGCATGGCGAACGCGCCGCGCATTTTATCAGCAACAGCATGTCCCAGGGCGCGGTCATGATTGACAACACCGGTATTGTCCGCGTGCGTTGCATTGACACGACACCGGTTGCGGGCGAATAAATCATAAAAATCAAAGGATAACAAAATGGCATTTCAAAACAAGAATCTGTCTGTGATTGCATATGCAAACGGTTTTACATTGTGGCATTATGCATCTGATGAAAAAATCGCGACGATTACGGCCGCGGGATATTTCGACAATGTGAAAACTTTGATGAATGTCGGTGATTTGGTCATTATAAATGGCACTGATAATACATCAATCAAGAAAATCGCCGGGGTTACGTCCAATGTGACATTGGCCGCATTGGCGTAATGTGTATGAATAAATACGCATTCGGGACGGCGATTTACGCCGTCCCTGTTTTTTTATAACAAATAACTTACATGGGGGCGTTGAATGCTTACGAAAATAGACCTGTGTTCGATGGCGTTGTTAAAATTGGGCGAATCACCAATTCAATCGCTGACCGACAACACACCCGCCGCGCAGATTTCGCGCACATTATTTGATACCATAACAGATACGTTGATTGCGTCGCACATATGGCGATTTGCAACAAAATCATTTGATTTAACAAAAAATGCCGACGGTGAATTTTTAATCCCGGCCGATTGTTTGCGCGTGCTGAAATGCGACGGCGAAATTCGTGGCCGCATGATTTTGTGTGATGCGGATCATTTGTCAATATTGGGGCTGGTGCGGGTGGCACCGGAATCGTTTCCCGGATATTTTTCATCGTTGGTGGCGACGAAATTGGCGATGGAATTCTGTATTCCGTTGATTGGCGACCAGACAATGTTTCGCATGCTGGCGGCGTTGTACGAAACGGAATTGCAAACCGCAAAATTTATAGACAGCACCACATCCGCACATAAACCAATCGACGATTTTTCATTAATCAGCACGCGTTTTTAACGCATGGGGGAACAAATGGGAAATTTTATCAAAACACAGAATTCGTTTGCCAATGGCCAAATAGATTCGGATTTTTTTGCGCGCGACGATATCCACGGATTATCCCGGTTGGAAAACATGGACGTGATATCGGGCGGCGGATTAACGCGGCGACGCGGATTGGATACGGTTGCAACGTTGACAGGTGACGCGCGATTGATACCTTTTTCGGTATCCGAAGATGAAAATTACATGTTGGTCGTCACGGCAAATCACATTTTGGTATATTCCGGCACAACGCGTGTGCGTGATATGTTGACACCATGGCCGGCATCGGTGATGGCGCGACTGCAATACGCGCAACGTTTTGGCACGATGATTTTCGTTCATCCGGATTACCAGCCGCGCATTTTACAGAAAAACGGTGATACGTTTACATTGTCACTGTTTGAATTTGAACGTAATGACGCGGACATGAGCATTAATATCCCGTTCATGAAATTTGATGACGCCACCGGCATTAAAATAACCGTCACCACAAATTCCGCCAGCAACAGTCACGCCACATTAACCACGAACAAGAATTATTGGACGGCGGATCATGTCGGCCAAATATTGTTGATGCAGGGCAAACAGTGGAACATCACGCAATACATCAGCGCGACCCAGGTCGTCGCATTTGTAAACGGCGGATATGAATTGCCGAAAAGCCCTATATCTGATTGGCGCGAAGCCGCGTTTGGCGCATATCGTGGTTGGCCGTGCAGCATAACGTTTCACCAGGATCGTCTGGTATTCGGCGGATCACGCGCATGGCCGTCGGGCGTATGGATGTCCAAGGTCGGTCGGCACCATAATTTTGACGTCGGCACCGGTTTGGATGATGAATCGATATTTATCACCCTGTTATCACAGCAGCGTCAACAGATTTGCACCGTGGTCAGCAGTGATAACCTGCAAATACTGACGTCGGTGGGCGAATGGGCGATTTCAAACAAACCATTGACCCCCGCATCAGTTAATATAAAGCAGCACACCGCCGTCGGCAGTGTTTGGTCGCGTTATTTGCCACCGCAAAAGATAGACGGCGAAACTGTATTCATTTCGGGCACCAAGCGGGACATTCGTCAATTGACATTGGATGAATTGGGCGAAAATTACAGTGCGACAGACCTGTGCGCGATGTCAAAACAATTAATGACCGAACCGGTTGATATTGCGTATAACCCTGATACGCGGCAATTGTTTGTCGTGTTGGAAAACGGGAACATGGCCGTGTTGAATAAAAACAACACGCTGGGAATATCGGCATGGGGAATATATAAGACCCAGGGTCAATTTAAGTCTGTGGCGGTGTTGGACGGATGCACATATGTTGTCGTACGGCGCGGCACGACGTATTGTCTGGAAAAATTTTCCGATACGGCGTTGGTTGACGGCGGACAGTATGCGTTTTCTTTTACGGCCGCGTCATTACCGATGCGTGCGGGCGGACATAATCCGCGAAAAATAAAACTGCGTAAAATTTCGGCCCGCGTAATGGATACAAAAACATTGTTCATAAATGGCACGCGGGCGGTATTGCCAAATGCGGTTTATGCCGTCGGCGCACCCGGATACAACGGTGACGTGTCAATCGGCGTATTGGGAACATGCCGCGACACAATCGCACCGACATGGGAAATCAGCAGTGATGAATCATTGCCGGCAACAGTGCTGTCCGTAACATTGGACGGATGGTACACGGTTTAATAACACATTTTTAATAAAAAAAGGAATTACAATGGCACAATTGGCATCTGATGTAACAGAAATATTGGATTATAACAAGGCCAAGAAAGAGGCAAAATCCGAACGAAAAAAGATATTGGCGCAAATGTCCGCGGACGAAGCGGCAAAAAATAACCTGGTAAAAAAGGCGTTGGCGACCCAGCGCGCCAAATATGGCGCCACGGGCATGTCCGGGGCAGGGCGCGGCATGACCGAAGAAGCCGTTTTGAAACGCATTCGCGAAGAAACCGAAGAACCGTACACGGAAAAGCGTAAAACAAATATGGAAAAACTGAAAAAGGCACGCGCACAAAAACCAAATTTGCTGAAAACGGCTCTGTCGCGGTTTGACAGTCTGTTCGGATAAATAACGGGGGGATGATATGTACAAAATAACATATAACGGGGATGGGGTTGAAACACGTTTCACATTTGCATTTCCGTTTTTTCAGCCCGCAGATATTCGCGTGTCGATAAATGATGGACTGGTCGGGACGGATATGTACAGTGTTATTCCAAACGACGAATTTACCGGTGGTTGTGTCGTATTCGCCGATGCACCCGCGCGCAATTCGCGCATTGATATCTTTCGCATGATTGAATTGTCACGGGTTATCGATTACCAGCCGACCGCCAAAATAGACCCCGAAGATTTGAATACTGATTTTAATTTCCTGTTGGCGGCACTGGCGGATGTGCATGGTGTGGAAATAAATATGGCCGAATGGAAAAATACCCATGATACGGTGTTGGCGTTTCTGCACAATGTGTATGATTTGGTGACGGATCGTGTCGGCGGGGCAAATTTGGGAATATACAACAATCTGGTGTCGGTGTTGTCAAACGCATTGCCGGCACTGATTAATGATTACGGATACGTTACGGACCCGGCACCGAACGAAACACGCGATGATTACGGAATTTTATAAATTCATGGATGAATGGAATGCCATATTAGGCCTGAAAACGCCAAGGCATCACCGGGAAATAATGCGGTTTTTGGTGGATGTTTGGTCGTCATCGCCGCGGCGCGGGTTGCTGATGGCGTTTCGGCATTCCGGAAAATCCACGGTGGTGGGCATTTTTGCCGCGTGCGTTTTATATATGCGGCCCGCGACGCGCATTCTGATATTGTCGGCGGAAACTACATTGGCATCACGAATGGTGGGACACATCCGGCACATTTTGGAAAATCATCCACGATGTGCGGAATTGGTGCCGTCGAACAAAAAAGAATGGGCGTCCGGCCGCATAACGGTCACGCGTCCAATTGGAATTCGTGAACCGTCCGTCACGTGCCAGGGCGTTTATGGCAATGTCACCGGAATGCGCGCCGATTTAATCATTTGCGATGATGTCGAGGTTCCAAATACATCCAACACACCAAAAAAACGCGCCGATTTGCGCGACCGGCTGCGTGAATTGGATTTTATATTGGCCCCGTCGGGCGCAATGATTTATATCGGCACGCCACATGCCATTGATACGATTTACCGCACGTCGGATGATGACGCGGACACGTCGGGGGACGCGGTTGCATCGGATAATGTGTCGAATGTTTGATTTTGTTGTATCGCGTTTGGCTTTATACTGCTGACAAATGTGCGTAATTTAACCAGCAAATCGTCGCCCGCCGTCCCGAACATCGGTAAATATGTTTCATATTCCGGCATGTCGGCCTGTAACTGGGCCCGAACGCGGTCGGATATTGGCGTATTCAAAATTTGGCCGGCGCGTTCCCATGCGGTATATGCCTTGTACGTTTGTGAAATCGTATCCCATTTTTGTAACAGGTCTGATCGATTTCCCAACATGGCACGTACGGCAACAATCCATTCCGGGCCGAATTTTTTCACCGCGGGTGTGTTCATTATCATGTTCAGACCCGTCTGATCCGGCGTAAATGCATTAATGGCATCGACCAATTCGTGCCATTCGGCGGTGTCCGGGGGTGTTGTATCACCGGCATTGGACATGGCGCCACCATACGGCAACAAATCGTGTTCAATGGAATCCATCGGCGTCACCCCGGCACGCAGATTTTGAATATGGCGCACCAAACTTTTCCCCGTGGGCAATTCGTTCAGTGCCGCCATAACATCATCGGTCGCGTCGGCGACAAATATCGGGTTTATCGCCGCCCATCCACCGATTATGACGTGTTCTTGGCGATACAGGTTTAATAAGCGTTGTGCGACAATACTGGATTTTACATTCAACATGATGTCCCCCCCGGCATTACATTGTATGATACGGTGTTATTCCATTACGACCATTACAACCTTGTGCATGGTTTGTGCGGTGATTTTTTCTTCGGGGCCGGACATTTGCCCGTATATTTTGCCGCGTGAATCCTGGCGTACAATGGCGATGTTGGCAACCGTATCGGTGTCCGTGTCCAATTGGCGGAAATCAGTATCGATAAATACCGCCAAATCCCCGACGGCGGGCGTCGCGGTTGCGTCGGCAAAAACGTATGATTTTTCCGGGATGTATCCGCCCAAACGCTTTGAATTCGGTATCAGTGCGTATATGCCCGGGCGCGCTTCCAGTGTCATGGGGGCGACAATCATCGTTTTGTCAGATTTTTTGAACGTGATTGATTTGCCGTTTGGTGATCCAAACACCGGCACCAGTTTTTTGCGTGCACTGTCGTACAATTTGGCACCATACAGACCGCCGTGCATGTCAATGCCCGACGCGGCCTTGCCCGGAACCAGAACGGATTTGACGCGTTCTTTCACCTTGCTGATTTGTTTGTTTAATTCGCCGGATTTATACAGGCGTGTGATTTCATCAAACATTGAATCAACACTGTGTGCGAATGATTGCGCCAACGGTTCGATTTCGTTTTTGTAAATTTCGCGTTGGCCGACCTCTATCTTGTGATAAACAGACAGCGTCATGCCGGCGTCTTTGGCGGCCTGGGCGATGGTTTTTCCGGCCTTTTGGCGAATTTTGCGAATGCCACTGCCGAATACTTTTAATCCGCTGGTTTCATTATCAGACAGGCGGCGTTTAATTTCGTTTTGCCATTGGTCGGCGACATCGTCGGATTCTTTGATGAAAATATCGGATAATTTGCATCCTAAAATGTTGCAAATGTTCAATAATTGTTTCTGATTCAGGCGTCGCACACCCTTTTCGATTTTTGATACCGCGGACAGGGATAAATTCGCCCGACGGGCCAATTCCGTCATTTTCATGCCGGCGGCCAAACGAATGTTACGGATATTGTTGGGAAAAATGATTTCTTCTTGGGCCATTGCGAACTCCTTAATAATCTTGACAAAATATTAGTCAATTTTATTAACAATGGCAAGTGAATAATTACAGCACCATGTCATCCGGTATTGCATTGATATCCAACGGGGTTACATCGTCGTCGTTTGTGGCGGCCGCCGCGGGCGGCATTGCGTTGTCGCCAAACGGACTGTCCCCGCGGGCGGCGGATTCGTCCAGGTTGTCAAATAAACTGTAATCGCCAAAGAATGCCAAATGCACCGTTTCCGGTCGACCGTGACGGTTTTTGCCGATGATTACGTCGGCCTTGCCCCGGGCGCGTTCCAGGCGGCGTTGCCAACTTTCCACAATGGCGGAATTGGTCGTGTTTGATAAACGTTGCGACGGATCGCGATTATCCAAATAATATTCTTCGCGATACGTGAACATAACGATGTCCGCATCCTGTTCAATGGATCCTGATTCACGCAGGTCGGACAACATCGGGCGTTTGTCATCGCGGGATTCCACACTGCGCGATAACTGGGACAGGGCGATAACCGGCACATCCAATTCTTTGGCCAGCATTTTAAGGCCACGTGTGATTTCCGACAATTCCTGGACGCGGTTATCGTTGCGTTTTCCGCCCGGCGATGTCATTAATTGCAGGTAATCAATCACAATCAGTGCGATGCCGCCATGTTTTCGGGCCAAACGTCGTGCACGTGTGCGCATCATCGGCACCGACATCCCCGGCGTGTCGTCAATGTGTAACGGTACGCGTCCGATTGCATTGGCGTATTGTGACATTTTCAAGAAATCTTCATCGGTCAGGTTTCCTTCGCGCATTGATGATGCCGGAACCTTGGACTGGGACGATAAAACGCGGGCGGCCAATTGTGATTTGGACATTTCCAAACTGAAAAACACGACGGCGCCCTTATACTTTTCATTTGCGCGCCCGGCCATGATGGCATTTGCCGCATTAAACGCGATATTCATTGCCAGTGTTGTTTTACCCATCGCCGGACGACCCGCAATGATAATCAAATCGGAATGGTGCAGGCCGCTGATGGATTTGTCCAACGCCGTCAACCCGGTTGTCAATCCGGACAGCATTCCGTCGGCCTTGTACGCGATTTCGGCTTCGCGCAGGGCTTCCTGTAACGCGGTGGCGATTGGTGCGGGTTCGTGTTCGGCATCGCCCGCCGTGGACAGTTCGAACAATTTCTGTTCGGCCATTTCAATCTGGCGCGATACAGGGTTGTCCAAATCTTCGACAAATGCGGCATCGGTAATGTTTTGGCCGATTCCAATCAGTTCGCGGCGCAATGCGTTTTCGTACACGATGCGACCGTATTGGTCAACGTTTACAACCGTGGCCCCCGCGCCCGCTAATTCGGCCAGGTAATCAACACCGCCCACGGATTCCAGGGTTCCCTGTTGATCCAGGTAATTTTTCGCCGTGATGATGTCAAACGGAATTCCGGCGGCAAATTGACGCTGGGCCAGTTTGAATATTTCCTGATGCGCGGGGTGTGAAAAGTGTTCGGGACGCAAAAATTCCGACACACGTTCCAACGCACGGTTGTTCATCAACACCGCGGCCAGGACGGCCTGTTCGGCTTCCAGGTTTGTGGGCAAAGTCTTTGGGGTAAAATCCATGTCTGATATAGTATATAAAAATTTTGCTATTTCAACGCCTTTTTTGCGCGGATATCGACAATTAAAGATACCGATTGTCGATAATGCCGGAAATCCGGCGTGGCCGGAATTATTTCCGATATCACGGATATCTGATTTGGAATTAACGGTCGGGCGGCGGCATTTTATGTCGCAAATGATGCTGGCCCCGGTGGCGATGGATAAAACGCGGCTGGATCCCGGGGCGTTCCGATTTTATGATGCGGAATTTGACCCCGGAATATGCCGAATTGGCGATTATAATGTCACCGGGGCGTCTGTGTATTGGGATCCGTCCACCGGCCGTTATAAATCAGACGGCAGTGTGTGCGTAATACTGTTTCGTGACGACAAATCGCGGTGCGTATTTATTCATGATGTTCGGTATTTAACCGTATCAGACGACGATGCGCACCCGTTGGCGCGCCAATGCGAAATGGTGTTGGATTTTATTGCATCCCACGCCATGCGGCGCATCGCCATTGAAACAAACGGCATCGGAAACGCATTGCCGGAAATCATGCGCGATGTGGCCGCCCGGCGCGGGGCGAACATATTTGTTCAAAAAATCATCAATAACCGAAACAAAGAATCCAGAATTCTGGACGCGATTGAACCATTGCTGACCACGGGACGATTGTATGCGCACATGCGTGTGCGACAAACGCCGCTGATGTCTGAAATGTTGGGATGGTCGCCTGTTGGCGCCATTGGGCATGATGACGGTCTGGATGCGGTGGCGGGCGCAATTTTAATGACGCCGTATGTCGTGCGCCCGTCCGGTGCACGCAAAATATATGCGGCAAACACGAATTTTAAGGTCTGAATAAAACAATAACCTGATGGAGGTATAAACATGCAAACAAATATTCAGAATTTACAGAAAATGTATCGACGTGCGCTGGATGCGCGTGCGCCATGGATTACGCGTTGGGACGCGGCGCGTCGGTATACAATGCCGACCACCGATGCCGATGCGGCAATGTTGTATGATGCAACCGCGGCCGATTGTGCGGATAATTTGGCCGCGTCAATATATTCATTGTTAACGCCGCCTGAATCCATGTGGGTTGATTTAATCCCGGAATCAGACGCATCGCCCGATGCCGCCCCGGCGGTGGCGTGTCTGCGGTCACATTTGAATGATTCCAATTTTTATACGACAATACATCAATGTTATATGGATTTGGTGACGTTGGGGACGGCGTGCCTGTTTATGGCGGAAAATCCAATCGGCGCGGCATCGGCTTTTTCGTTCAGTGCGATTCCCATGCATGACATTGCGGTATTGGACGGCACGGTGTTTCATACGACATCAATGCCGGCATCCGATGCGGTAACGCGTTTCCCGACATGGACGCCGCCGGCATCGGTTCGTGACGCCATCGCGCGGGATGCGGATATGCCGTTAAAGATAGTCCAGTGCCTGAACGGAACGGATTTCGTTGCATGGATTGATGCGGGTGGCGACGTGGAAAACAACATCGTATCAACCGGCACATTTGAAACAAATCCGTACATTATATTCCGTTGGTCGGTGGCATCCGGTGAATCATATGGCCGTGGGCCCGTGTTGCGTGCATTGCCCGATATAAAAACCGCGAACAAGGTCGTTGAATTGGTGTTAAAAAACGCAACCATTGCGGTATCAGGGATTTGGATGGCCGATGATGACGGGGTAATAAACCTGAATAACATAAACCTGACGCCGGGGGCGATTATACCCAAAGCGGTCGGTTCATCCGGTCTGACGCCGTTGTCAACAGGGGCGGATTTTGATGTTTCGCAAATAATATTGAAAGATTTGCGCGAACGCATACGTCATGCAATGTTGGCGGACCGATTGGGATTATTGTCGGACAAAGAAATGACCGCAACCGAAATATTGGCGCGCAATGCCGACATGGTGCGAATTTTGGGTGCGACATACGGGCGATTGCTGCATGAATTTATCCGGCCGTTGGTGGAACGGGGCCTGCAAATATTATCGCGGCGCGGTGCGATTGATAAAATCAGCCTGCACAGTGATGCGGAATTAAAATATTTGGCGCCGATTGTAAAAATGGCGGCATCGGAAACAGCAATCAATAACATGGGATTATAACAATATGCAGGACATAGAACAGAATTACGCCCGGTGCTTTTGCACCGCGGCCGGTGCGGCGGTGTTGTCGCACCTGCGGAAAATTACAATTGAACGGACATTGGGCGCGAACGCATCAGATGCCGAATTGCGCGGATTAGAGGCGCAACGTGCCCTGGTTCATCAAATTGAATTATTGGCACGACGGGGGAAATAGATGACATGAAAAAAGACACAAACGCGATAATGGGCGTGATTGACGTCCTGCGTGACGGATGGTTTTTAATTGCGTTTATCGCCGGCATGATATATTGGGTCGCCCGCCAGGATTCATCCCTGGCGGAATTGGACCGCGCGGACAATCGTTTAACCGCATTGGAAAACCGCACGACCAATCTGGAAACCGGCATCGGACAATTGCAAATGAAAATCGACGGTATAAAGGAAGATTTGTCCCTGATAAAATCCGCGGTTATTAAATAA